TCTCCACTTGTTGAGCGTGAGTCATCTCTACTCGTTGATAGTATTCTTTTGTAACCGTGTCCATTTAATCTTCTCCTGTCTCGTCTGCTATTGGTTGCGTGCTTAGTATTCCAAGCACAGATAAAATAATAATCGGTAGTCCTGCAAGAGTCAAGGCTATCAAGGTCTACACCCGCAATTTTCTAGCGGGGTCAAGCAGTCGCCGCAGAATATTGTGCATAGCGTGCAACCGTCTCCTTCGCACTCAATACACTCAGCCATTAGAGTCCCCCTTCATAGCACTCTGCAATAGTTCCCCAACAGTAGCCAGTTATGCCCTGCCCTGTGTAGTTAATATGCCCTGCCAGATAGATAACTAGCAACGCCCAGAGTAGAATTGCTACGGCTCGCACGCGCTTGCCTCTCTTAGTTAGTCTCATTTGATTACCTCCACTACTACATCTTCATAGCCTTTATCTCTCCACGCTTGCGCCATATTGTGCGCTTGGGTTTCCGATAGGTAGCAGAGATTAACCTCACTACCTCCAACCCATACCGTCCACTTATTCATCACTATCCCCCCAACAGTTATCGCACACGGCTTTCTCTGTAATAGCGCAAGTGTGTTGCGCCGTATCTCCGCAAGACCAGCAGTTCATTTATGCTCCCTCTGTTGTGTCGCCATAGTTGTCGCCAACAATTTCGTATTGTGAACTTATGGCAATTTCCGTGCCGACTTCATTAGATATTGTCTGCATAGCCTCTTGAATTGCTAGCGCTTTATCATCTTGCGTTGTCGTGATAAAGATTTCGCCTAGCGATACTTTAACTTCTACGCTCATTACTCATCACCTTCCTCTGCGTTGTCTTGAATAAATTCCATAACATCTCGCACCGCTTTAGCGTAAAAGGCGTAGAGATAAGCGCTCACCGCTTGCCAGAGTTGGTTACCCTCAGGGCTTGCGTCTCCAATAAGTTCGTGCGCCTCTGCCTCAATTTCGTTGCAAGACCACAGACTCAGACGGTTCATCTCTTCCCATTGTTGATGATAGTAAACAGGCACTAGCCCGTCTGCGATTTCGTGGACATAGTTATCCCACTCGCCGCCCGTGTACTGCAAGAGCGCGTCTGCCGCCTCGCGGTACGCCTTAGCGCCCTCTGTGCGCGGGCAGTTGCTAGGCATATTCTTAAACAAGTCTGAGGGGAACTTCTCCGAAGTGTTAGCGATAAACTTCGCCCACTCTAACGCTGTGCGTGTTGTTGTTTCCATTACTTCCCCCCTTGCTTGCAGTTAAATAGGTGTGAGTATTTACCGTTCTTTACTGCTACATAGAAGTAGCGTGTGCTGCCTCCGCAATTCTTGCAGACCCCTGCAATTACGGGATTAACTATTGCTGCCATTTGCTATCCTCCTGTGCTTTCTCGCACCAACGGCACATTCCTGCCCGCTTGATTTGGATAGGTGTGTGCGGCTCTGTGCCACATTTTGGACATTTCATATTAGCCTCCTGTTGCTAATCGGTGGCGGGGCATTGTTGCCTCGCCTACCTTGCGCCCTAGTGTGCCGCGAACACTCGCCCTCTGTAAAGGGGCTAGGGCTGTGAGTTACCTCACTATTTAATTCCCCACATCTGGCGAATTTCTTGCGCCGTAGGCATTGGCTTGCTATCAAAATCCCTTGCGTGGCACTCTAAGCACCGCCCTTGCGGGAAATCTTGCCCCTCTGCGATAACTTTCTGGCACTCTGTGCAATTCATTTGCTAGCCCCTTTCGCCTCTTCGTAGGCGGTCATATAGTCAAGGTGAAGAACTACCCCGCCGACACCGTTTACCTCTACCAGATAGCGCGGCTCTTCGTCTTGGTAACTTATCTCGTAAATTTTCACAGAGTCGCTTAACTCTTTCAACAGTTCTTTAATTGCTAGTCTCATTTGCTTTTCTCCTGTCTCTTGCAATACGGGGCGAGTATCTCCCGCCCTGTTATCGCGTGCCTTGCTAGGTCGTGAACCTGTGCCGACTATATCGGGGCAAGGCGGGGCTTGTCTAGCCCTGTCGGGCTTTTACATCTCCCACCGCAGAGAATAAGTCTTGCGGTATCTTGTGCCACATTAGAGCGGCTCTTAGCCGTCTTTCCAATTCTGGCAACTCTTCCACCTCCCAAGAACCCTCGCGGTCAATTAGTTCAATTTCAACTATCCATCTGCGCTTATTGCGGCTCATAGTTCCACCCCACAAGCCTTGCGAAATGTCTCCCGATTAAATCGGGGGTTATCCATTTCAAGCCCTGTCGCTAGGTTCTCGGCTAAATCGTAGAAGATATCGGCAACATCTTCGCCGCGTCTTGCCGCCTCGGCTATCGTGCCGCTAATTGCGGCGGCTATTAGTTCGTAGTCTTTCTTGGTCATCATTTTAGTGCCTCCCTTGTCCCAAATTCTGGGTGTGAGTCGGTGAGGTGATTTAATACAGACCACATCTCGTTAAACCCGCGGTCATCTGTTGCGAAATCAAATTCGCAGAATGTGCATTTGCTCATTTTCATCTCCTTACAATGCCGCCGAGTATCTCCCGTCTGGCTATTGCGTACCCCCCGTGAGCCGTGAACTCACGCCGCCTAGAGCGGGCGGGGGGCTGTCTTTCTAGTAATTCATAGCCGCGTGGAAAATCTTGCTTGCGTGGTTTAGAAAGTCTGAGGCGATTTCGTAGCGTGTGCCGTTATGAGTTCCAATGTATTCATTTAGGTCATAAGTGCTTAAAAGGTAGGCAATTAACTCTCTTGAATAGCGTGCGTCTTTTAAGCAGAGTTTAATGAATTTAATTGTTGAGTTAATTTCGTCTTGTGTCTTTTTCATTTTTTCTCCTATCTATCCGAACACCTGTTCGGGTGCTTCGGGGTTGTTCCCTCGGCTACAAGAGAACTCTCTCACGCTCATTTCAGAAAGTCAAGCAGATTTGATGTGATTTAGGTCACACTCTCGGACTCTGTGAGAATGTTGATTTGTAGACAATTTAGAAAGTTAATATGTTACCGCCGAGTAACTTAGATTAAATAGTTATCCACGGGGGCTAAAGTTATCCACAGGCTATATTACTGGCGGGTAATGTTACTCGTGGGTAGATAGTCACTTGCCATAAATACAATTTATATTGTCTCCGATTTAAATATTAAGTTACTGTCGGGTAACTTCTTATATATAACTCTCTAGTAAAAGGTTAGACATTAGGTCAGTAAGTGTCTAAGTCTATATCTATAGTACACAGTTAGACATTATGACCCCAGAGTGTTTAAATACGGTCAAGTACATTACTGTACTCTCACCCTAAAAATTCCTGTTATATTAGCCCCCATATATACTCTGAGCAGGACTTTTGCCCAAAGGGCAACTATTTTAAAAATATATCCGAACCTAGTGTTCGGTTTTGGGTAAAACTACTGGTTATCTATATATGTAATATATAATTATATATATAGAGCGAGCATCGCTCTTCGGCTCGCTCGCTTATATAATATATATAGTTTTTATATTTAATATATTATATATATTGCCAGAGTTATGCCGTTATTTTGGGCGCGTTATTGATGTTATATTTACCCTCTCCAGAGGGCGACTGGATGGGATACAATGGGACGCAAAGCAGGTAAGCAAGACATCTCCAAGGTAGAAGCCCAGGAGCGAGTACTACTCCAACTGGAGCAAGGTCTGACTATTACAGCCGCTATGGCTACGGTCAACCGAAACGATACCACCTTCAGACAATGGGTGATGAACTCCCCTGAGTTTAAGGAACGCTCCGAGAAAGCCCGCCTAGTGGGCAAAGGGGTCAAGGCTGACCTTAAAGACATTAAAGAGATTTCCTACCCCGACTTCTGCGAGCAGTTCCTAGACTCCCGCCTCTTTGACCACCAGTTGAACTGGCTGGACTTGATGGAGGGCATAGAGCCTAGATGGCAACCAGCAGGTATGACCTATGAGCCAGGCGAGCCTGACCGAGTGTTAATCAACGTACCTCCTGAACACGCCAAGTCAACTACCATTACCACGAACTACGTCACATACAAAATCGTGACCAACCCCAATATGCGAGTCATCATCGTCTCTAAGACGCAAGGTATGGCTCGTAAGTTCCTTGGGGCGATTAAGACAAGACTTTCCCACCCAGCCTACACAAAGTTGCAGGTAGCCTTCGGCCCTAACGGTGGATACAAAGCAGATGCTACCCAATGGTCTGCCGATATGATTTATCTAGGTACGGGACGTGATTCAGGTGAGAAAGACCCTACGGTGCAAGCCCTAGGTTTCGGTTCTCAGATTTACGGCGCACGTGCCGACCTGATTATCCTAGACGATGTTGTGATGAACTCAAATGCCCACGAGTGGGAGAAGCAACTTGAATGGCTTCAGAAGGAAGTTATCACACGTCTGGGGCGGCACGGAAAACTAATTATTGTAGGAACCCGTGTCGCGCCCATTGACCTTTACAAGATGATACGTGACCCTGGGCAATGGTCTGGAGGCGTATCGCCTTTCACCTACTGCGCTATGCCAGCAGTTTTAGAATTTGATGAAGACCCACTTAATTGGAAAACCTTGTGGCCTGAATCTGACCAACAAGAAAATGCAAAGGACGATGCGTTACCAAATGGAAATTTTCCCAAGTGGGATGGCCCTTCTCTCTTTAAGCGCCGCTCTCAGGTCAGCCCCTCAGTATGGGCTATGGTCTACCAACAGGAAGATGTCCAAGAAGATTCAATCTTCTCACCTACCTGCGTTGCAGGTTCCGTCAACGGAATGCGTAAACGTGGCCCACTCAAACAGGGGGTTGTAGGTCATCCGAAAAATACTGAAAATCTCTATACTGTTATTGGTCTTGACCCCGCTATGTCTGGGGCTACTGGTGCTGTTGTTGTTTCATACAATCGCACAGACGGAAGAATATACGTTCTAGATTGCGTCAATATGACAGAACCTACCCCCGCTAAGATTCAAAGTCTTATTGAGGATTGGGTGGAGAAGTACCGTCCACAGGAACTGCGTATTGAAATCAACGCCCATCAGAAGGCTTACGCCCTAGATGATAACTTAAGAAACTTTTTAGCCTCATATGGCTGCCAGTTGAACTCACACTTTACTGGTAAGAACAAGTGGGACACATCTTTCGGTGTTGCATCTATGGCAAGCCTCTTCGGTTCAGTCCGAGATGGTCGCTTTCAAGATAACAACATTATTGAACTACCTTCTAACGAAGGTTCAGAAGGAATGAAGACCCTGGTGCAAGAGTTAATCACTTGGAAGCCAGATACTAGAAACCCTACCGACTGCGTTATGGCTCTCTGGTTTGCGGTAATCCGCATCCGAGAGTTAATGCAGCAGTCAACCAGAGTGGGTCAGTACCAATCAAACCGTTGGGCAACGAGAGCGCAGATGGCTTCTCGTGGCTCTATCAATTTAGACACAGCCTTTGCCGACCAATGGGCAGAGCAATACGGATAGGAAACCAAAATGGTAATGTCAAAAGATATGGGTGCTAGCAGCGCACGTGGCGTTGGTGGCATCGGTGGTTCAGGTGGCAAGAACGTAAGCAAGATTAACAAGAACGGCGCAGCCGCTCCAGCCACTCCATCCACAAAGAAAACTGCAAAGAAAAAGAAGATGACTCCTGAAGAAGGCATTGCAGCAGATTTAAACGCGTTTCTTAACTTTAACGCTGGACGCTAAAACAACTTTCCCCTTTAATCGTTAGGACAACAATGGCACTATCAATGGAGCAGATTGCTGCGCGAGTAGACTCGCTCAAGCACCGTAATCACGAACGTGATGCTCGCAACCTTGACGTACTTGCTGTCCGTAAAGGAAAAATTGCAGAGGTCTACCATGACTTCTTCCCCGATGGCGTAGATGCAAACGTAGTCGCAAACTTTATTGACATCGTAGCCCGTGATTTGTCTGAAGTTATGGCTCCGCTGCCAGCAGTAAACTGTTCTGCAGCCAACCAAGTTTCTGATAGAGCGCGTACATTCGCTGACAAGCGTACCCGTATCGCCTCTAACTACTTCCAGCACTCAGATTTATCAGTACAGATGTACTCAGGTGCTGACTGGTACATCACCTACGGTTTCGTCCCTTTCATTATTGAATTAGACGAAGAAGCAAGACTGCCACGTATTCGCATAGAAAATCCTATTGGGGCTTACCCAGAGTTTGACCGCTATGGACGTTGTGTGGCATTTGCTAAACGATATATGATGACATTGGGCGAACTTGTCTCCCAGTTTCCTGATTATGAGAGAGAACTACTTGGTGGCTACGGCTACAAGCAAGACTTAAACACTCAGGTTGAGATGATTCGTTACTATGATAAAGACCAGTCTGTCATATATCTCCCATCAAAGGGCAATTTAGTTTTATCTAGAGCAAACAATCCTCTTGGTAAAATGATGGTTGTTGTTGCACGTAAGCCATCCATTGACGGAGAACTTCGTGGACAATTTGATGACGTACTTGGTATCCAGTTGCTACGCAACCGCTTTGCGTTGCTTGCAATGGAAGCAGCAGAGAAGTCTGTTCAGGCTCCTATCGTGCTTCCCCAGGATGTTCAAGAACTACAGTTGGGTGGAGATGCGGTTATCCGTACATCAAACCCAGCGGGCGTTCGCCGCGTAGAACTAAATGTGCCAGCAGGTGCGTTTACGGAGCAGCAACTTCTTAACCAAGAATTGCGAGTTGGTTCACGTTATCCAGAAGGACGTACTGGAAATATTGATGCCTCTATCGTCACAGGACAAGGCGTACAGGCTCTTATGGGTGCATTTGACACCCAAGTTAAATCTGCTCAAGCAATCTTTGCCGCAGCACTTCGTGATGTTATTGGCATTTGCTTTGAAGTAGACGAAATGATTTATCCAGAAGAGAAGACCATTCGTGGTGTTGACTCTGGTTCACCTTACGAAATTACTTACAAGCCAACCAAAGACATCAAGAATGACTACTCAGCAGATGTCCGATACGGAATGCTTGCAGGACTTAACCCAGCACAGGGTCTTATCTTTATGCTACAGGCTTTGGGTGGCAAGTTAATCTCACGCGATATGGCGATGAGAGAACTTCCATTCACGGTTAACGTAACTCAAGAACTTGAGAAGATTGAAATTGAAGATATGCGTGCTGCACTACTTGGCTCGCTAACTGCAATGACTCAAGCAATTCCGCAGATGGCTACACAGGGACAAGACCCATCGGAGATAGTAAGAAATATTGCTGCGGTTATCAAGGCACGTCAAAAGGGTCAAGCCCTGGAAGACGCTATTGAAGCCACATTCGCTCCGCAGCAACCAGTTCCTCCTGCTGGGGAGCAACAAATGGTTGAGCAAACGTCCCCTGCTCCCGCTGCTTCTCCAGCAGGAGGCGCTCTTCCTCAAGAGATGGCTCCGCAAGCACAACCAGATATTCAAACAATTCTCTCAAGCCTAACCGCATCAGGTAAGGCTGGGGGAAGAGTCGTTACAAGAGCCTAGACAAAGTAGGGGACAATGACAACGATTATAGGTATTGAGTATCAAGACAGTTGTTTCTTGGTTGCAGACAGCCAAACAACTGACGATAGTGGCAAGATTTACAACCACCCAGATATACAAAAAATTGCAGAACGCGGTGCGTTCTTAATTGCTGGTTCAGGAGAAGTTCTTCCCTGCGATGTAGCACAACATATTTGGGAGCCACCAACTCCTAGCAAGAAAGACCGCGAGAATCTTTATCACTTTATGATTGCAAGGGCTATGCCTTCGCTTCGTAAATGCTTAAGCGATAATGGTTATAACTTTGACGAGTCTAAAAACGAATCAAGATTTCAATTTCTTATCACAGTATGTGGTGAGATATTTGATGTTGACCAAGAACTAAGCGTAAGCAAAAGCAAAGATGGAATGTACGCAGTAGGTTCTGGTGCAGCGTATGCGCTAGGTGCGCTATATGCAGGAGCAGATGCTCACGAAGCAATGGAAATTTCAGCAAAGATTACAGCGTTTACCGCTGGCCCTTATTATTCAAAAACTCAAATTAAACACTTTAAGTAGGAGGAAACTATGGCTGAGAACAGAGGCGGTTTTCGTCCAACTGCACCACAGAATAATCCTGCTAACGTTTCAGGTACTGGTGGTGCTGGACAATCAGGCACACAACCAGCACGATACATCTCAGGTCTAGGTTACGGCGAAGGTCAAGCAACAATGACTCAGCAACAGTCAGCACCTATGGCTGGCGCTCCTGCTGCACCAACAATGCCAGCAGCAACACCATTGTTTGCACCAACTGAACGCCCTAATGAACCACTTACGTCAGGTATGGATTTTGGCCCAGGGCCAGGAAGTGAAGCACTTAACCTTCCCCGTGAACGTTCGTTATCTGAAATTCTTTCATCTATGATTGACGTTGACCCAACTGGAGATGTACAAGACCTTTACAATTACATATCATCCAGAGGTCTTTAATGGCTGAAAAAGGAAAACTTTTATTCAGCATTGCTGACACATTATCTCCTGGAGTCGCTACAGCGGCTGCACAGGCTGGACTCTCAAAAGCAGAGCAAGCACAGATTGCTGCATTTGGAGAACTTAAAAAGACTCATCAATATTTGGTCACCTTGTCACAAGACGATGCTTACAAAAACTTTCAGGTTTTAACACCTGAGTACAAAGATGCACTTAAAACATTTTTTAGTCCTAAGTATGCTATTCAAGATAAAGGCTTCTTGGGCAATATTGGTCGTAGTATTGCATCATCTGCTCACTACGCAGCACAGTCTTTCAAAGACCTTGGTATGCAGATTGCTGGTATTCCAATCCAGCCAAAGAATACGATTAACCCTGCGGAGGCTTTACTTAAACTTGGCGTAGCACCTGTTACTGCATTTGCTACCGAAGCAACTCCAGAGCCTGTTAAAAAAGGAACTGGAAAAATTCTTGAAGCAATTATCCGCCCAGCAGAAAAACTGGTTAAACAGCCTTACCAGGCTCAGAGACTTTACGAAGAAGCCACAGATAACACACTTTTACAGGACTATCAGAATGCTGCTCGTCTACTTGGTCAGGGATTTACGGAACTTTTACCTGGCGGTGAAGATGCAACTATTGCTGACAACTCAACTACTTGGAAAAAGTACTGGGAACAGGCTTCCGATAAAGAAAATGTTTTTGATACAAGCGAAGTTGTCAAGATTGAATCATCTCTTACTCCAGAGGCTGCCTATGTAGGCAAGTTACTTGCTGGTAGAAAGAACTTTATTGACAACTATGAAGAAATTCTTAAGCGTCCAGAGACTCTTGACTTAATTCAGCGCTATACAGCAGGTGATGAAGAGGCAAAAAAGATTGTTGCTAACGCAGTTAGCCTTTACGAACAGGCTAAGATTAGCCCAGGACGTGACGTTGCCCGTGCATTAGCCTCTGTCTTCCCATTTGAAGCCGATAAGGCTCGCAATGGTGACCCGATTAACAAAGCATTCTTTAATACTGTATCAGGCGGCATAGATTTTACTGTAACTTTTGGTCTTGACCCACTTATCTTAATTGGCAAGGCAAAGCGCACAGCCGATGTTGCTCGCTTTGGGCTTATGAAGATGGGCGAAGACCCACGCAATCTTGAGAAGGCTTTTAGAAAGTCTTCAGTTCGCAATTATTGGAACCAAGTTGGTAAGTTATTTACAAAATACAACGAAGGTGACGTAGTTCAAAAGGGTGCTGTACTTACACGCATTCAAGAACGCTTCCCCGAAATCAATCTTGACGTAGCACAATATATGGCTCCTAATATTAAGGATGCTGATACCGCTTTTGAGTTTTTCCGAGGCGGAGATATTATTGATGACATCAGTAGAGGTAACGCTGGCTTACGCCGCGACCCATTGATACCACGCTACACAAAGGCTCGCTATCTAAAAGATACTCTTCGTGATGGAGTTTTAAAAAGTATTGAAAAAGTTGCTGGTAAGTATGAGGCAATTACGCTTCCAACAAATGTTGATGATATTGCTCGTCTTGCTGATGAAGATAATATATCTTGGACAGAAAAGATTGGCTATAAGGAGATTACAACTCCTAGCGGAATACGTTCAATATTCGCAGGACGTGGTAAAACCGTTGAAGGCGTAAAAACAGAAGGAAAATTCGTATCTAAGGATGCTTCTACTGCAGCCAAGATTGACCGCGTTATGCGTCAGTTTTCAATCGCACCGTCACAGGAGCGAATCATCTCTATCAGCGATGCGTCAAGTGCTACACAGGTTTACCGACTTCTACGCACAGTAGTTGACAAAGGAACAGCATCTACATTCCGTGCTGCTTGGATTGCAGCAAATGAAGGTCAACGCTTGCTTATGTACAAGGGCTTAGTAAAGACTCTTGCATACGGTATGGGACTTGACCACTCAGCATCTGGTCGTTCATTCATTGCAAAGATTGACGAGACAGCACAAGAACTTTATTCAGTTAACCAGAGTGCGCTTGACTTAGGAGACTGGTCACGACTTCTTGGTACGCTAAAGCCTGGACAACTAGCAGCGCCCGAAGGCGTTCGCAAACTTGTTGCAGAGGCAACCGATAAGGCAACCGCTGAAGGCAAAGCCAACCGCGTACTTGCATCTACTGGTCAAGAAATGGCTGTGATTAAGCAGCAAATTGATGAACTTAAAGTGCTTAAGAAGCAGTTAATTGCCAGAGAAGTAGGAAGCGCTGAAGAAGCGGCAACTATTAAATCGGTTGTTTCTGACATTGATAACTCGCTAAAGATTCTTGGCGGAACAATGGGTAAGATGAAAGTTGCTCGCAAGGATATTGCGAAATACATTGAACTTGACCCTATTGACGTAGACGTATTTAATGCTGCAGAACTTAACGGCGCTCAGCGCGGTGTTCGTGCTTATCAGTTAAGCCAGAAACGCTATATGCCTAACCTTGTTGACCTACGAAAATTTGAACTTCGTGGCAACATATTCTCAGCAATTACTGGACGAGTCGGAGAATCTGTAGTCAACCAAAAGGCTACAGATATTTGGTCATACTTAAACCTTTACCCACGACTTGGTATTCGTACCACAGTTGAAGAAGTAGGAACAGCAAGTCTTATCGGCGGAGCCGAAGGAATTGGCAACTACTTCAAGGGTTTTGCTATGTCTCAGGAAATTCGCAAGGCATCAGCACCAACTCTTAAGATTAGCGCTGTACGTCAGATTGAAAAAGAAGTTAGCCCACTTGGTATTTTATCTCGTAATCTTTACAAGATTACTCGCAAGAACTACACTAAAGAGCAAATTATTGCTATGGCTGACAACCCAGAAGAGTTGGCTCAGGCTATTGGCAAATCCTTAATGAAGGATAGATTTAAGCCAGAGTTCTTACAGACAGCCAAGGGTAAGCGTGCTGCTGGTTATGCCGAAGATTGGGTAATCAATGGCGGCAATGAAGTAATGCAGGAAATCAACGGAGCAATTCGTCAGGCTGAGTTTAAGGCTGATGTTGCTGAAGAAACTGCAAGTTACTTGCGCCAATATGGCCCATCTGTAGCACTTAACACAGATATTACTGCAGCACTTAAGGACGTAAAGTTCAATGCTGTGTATAGTGAAATTGCTTATAACCGTACAGACTTCCTACTGAACTGGTATTTAGACCTTCACAACACTATTGGCAAGCGAAACATCTTTGGTCAAATTGTATTTAGCAATATCTACAAAAAAGAAGAAGATGCTATTGAGGCAGTTCGCGTATACCTAGACGGCAAGGGTAATGAGTTAGCAAAGAAGTTTGCTATCTATAACTCTGAAGGCTCATATGAGTTTGCTCGCCGTATCTATGCAGATGCTACAAATAACTTGCGCGACTACTCAGGTAGATTAAACAAAAACCTTATTGAAGAGATTAAAGTCTCTGGTGGTATTGACAACTTTGACTTCAAGCAACTCCACAAGTACAACGAGAACTTCCAAATGCCAAAGACTGTACTTGGACGAGAACTTGTTCCGCTTCAGGCTGGAGATACTGTCGGATTTTTTGACCGAGTAATGAAGAATGGTTATGCTTGGGTTGGAAAGCAAATTGCAATCCTAGACCGTGAGCCTATTACCTACGGTAACTACATTATGTACCGCGATGACTTGATTAAGTATCAAGGAAATCTTAAAAAGGGTCTGCTTGAGGCTGGAATTGACGATGTAGTTGCGGAACGCCTTGCTCGTCAACAGTCTCACGAAGTAGCAATTAACCTAGCCCGCCAGAGAACCCTAGGTTACGTAGATAATTCTGATGTTCGTACCAACCTTGCGTTTAATATCCGCAACTTTGGTCGTTACTACCGTGCAACTGAAGACTTCTATCGCCGTGTTGGACGATTGGCTAAGTACGAGAAGCGTGCATTGGTACGCCTTGCTATTCTCAACCAGACATTTGAGCATTCAGGCTTTGTACACAAAGACGCTAATGGCGAAATGTACTTTACCTACCCAGGAGATGATGTTCTAAACTACGCTCTTGGTAATACATTATTCCGCCTACTTGGAATCCCTGGAGCGCAGCCTATGGCTACAAACTTCGGTGGTAAGTTAAAGATGTTAACCCCATCTCTTGACCCAGAGTCTGCAGCACCACGTTTAGGTGGCCCATTTATTGGATTATCGCTTTCAGTACTTGAAAACATTCCTGTAATTGGTTCTTGGATACGTTCAGCAGAACCAGTAGTTACAGGTGGAATTCCAAACCAGGAATGGTGGCGCAGTTTTACCCCTATCAACGTGCAACGTTTGATTGATATGGGTATTAAGAATGATAAAGTTGCAATGACTGAGCAGAAGTATTCTGCAACAGTACAGGCTATGCGTCTTTTGATTTCAACTGGAAATGGCCCAAAGACTGGTGCGGATATAAACGCCTTCGGAACGAATGCTGTAATTCAGGCTACAAATATTATGGCACTTCGCTTTGTAACTGGTCTTGGCGCACCTGCATCTGTGCAGATGTTTGCCACAAAGGATGTTCCAAAAGAAATGATTGACGCTGGATACTTTACTTGGGATTCAGAATGGGCAAAAATCCTTGCTCGTTATGCAAATGACGAACACGCATTTGAAAAGGCTTTTGTTCAGTTTGCCACACTATACCCAAGCAAGACTCTATATAGCGTAGCAAAGACTACATCTAATACAGAGGCTTCATTCCAGAAGACATACGAAGCAGCACAATTTGTCAAGAATAACCCTGATTTAATTAAAAATAACAAACAGGCTGCATCCTTCTTTATTCCAATTAGTGGAACTAGCGACCTTGAGGCGTACACTTACCTTAAGTCACAAGGCTTTGTTAAAAATAAAGACCTAGAAGATTTCTTGCGTGAGGCTTCTAAAGCAGATGCTCGTCAGCAATACAATACCCGCAAGGATTTGTATGACCAAACCATTACGGAGACACAGGATACTGGCAAGCGCCGTTATCTTCGTGAGCAATGGAAACTAGAGTCTGACTTCTTTAAGAAATCCTACCCATTGCTACGCCTACAACTTGAGCGAAATGATGGATACCTAGCATCTAAGGTTGAAGCACTAGATGATTTAAGAAATGTCGTATACAGCGGCAAGGCACCAGATAAGAAACTTGCTGAAGTATTTGGAGCAATGATTCTTCAATACGATAACGGTAAAGCACAGTTAGATAGCATTACTGGTAGAACAGACTATGACAATGGTTACAAGAAGGCAATCAAGGCAGACCTTAAAGATGTTCTGCGTCAGATTGCGGGAGATAACCCTAACGCTAAGTCTCTTTACTGGAATATATTTGAAACTTTGATTGGAGAATAACGTGAGTACAGATAAAGATGGCGATGGCTTCAGGGCTGGTGCTGATGTACCAATCACAGTTCGTGACCCAGACGATAATGACCCAAATGTAAAACCTAGTGCA